TTTTTCAACTGGTTCAAACTCGCCTTTTTCCAGCAAGTCTGCCGATTTCAAGATGGCACGTTCAAGTTCTTGACGTCGGGTAAATGCTTCGAACTCAGTCATGAACCACTCGTAATGACCTTCGTTTAGATCCGGTGCTGGTGCAAGTTTGATACCAGTGGTTGCGGCAATCTGTGTACGATCAGGCATGGTCTTGTGGGTATCAGAGTGTTCTTTGATAAACTCAGCCGCTGGTCTCAAACTTCGATCAAAGTTCTGCGGATTGTAGATGTTTTGAACACGCACATAACTGGTTGCGTCTTCCAACATCATTTCTAAGAAAAATTTTTGAACTTCAAGTCCGTATTCTTTTAACAAGTTGCTTTTTCCTTATTTCTATTTTGATTCGACTAGTTTCTCTTGCGGCCATAATAGTTAGCAAGGCTCCTAGTTGGCCTAGTTTTATCACAGCGTCATTGACATCTTTGCAACCTGCGGGCCACTCAGGTATGCTCACTGCCCAGCCCAGTTCCACAGCACGGTCAATCAGTTCTACCCCTGCTGAGTCTTGATCAGGAACCACTGTGATTTCACGCCCGAGACTGCGTATCAGCCTTGCTTGGCTGTCGCTGATGGTGTTGTGCATGACCGCAAGTCCACCTATGCTCAGTGCGTCAAAGATACCTTCCATGACCAACACATGTTGCCAGTTGGCGTGTTGTAAATCTGTGCCAAACACATAGCCCGGCTGTGAGTGATTGATGTACTTGGGTTGTTTGTCATCTAAAAATCTAGCAGTCCAGCCTACTACTTTATTATCGTATGTGAACGGAACCAACACAAACGGCCTAACCCAATGAACACCATCATTCTTGATTGCAGTCATTATGGGAAAGTCTTCTGGTACACCACGTTTGCGAATGTAATTCCAATACAAAGGAAACTCTGGCGTGACCACTTCTGAGAATGGTGGGAAGTCATCCGACTCTTCAAACTCTATGGCACTGAGAGTATTGAACACTCGTTGCCGATCTTCTAGTATGCCATGTATGCTACGATGTCTGAGACTTTCGAGATTGAGCATGTCAATCTCATTGTCAGGCACGCCCATCCATGATAATAATCGTCGCGCTTTAAAACCAACACTACGGCCCAGTACAAAACTGGCTGTGTATGAGCAGTTGAAGCAGTGATAACTCCAGCCTTGTTCGGTTGCCTTGATACCACCACGCCCACGCTGGTCTGCACTTTGCCCATTATGAGTGCAACATACTGCATTAAAACTCAGCCAGCCTTGTGGACTGGGTCGTCTTTTGGCCGGCAGGTAAGCAAGGATGTCTAGCATCCTACAAGTATAACACAATTGTCACACTAGATCAACGATATTGAATGTTTTCCACTCGTCCGTTTGTGAACAATGCTGTTGCACTCACATTGCTTTGGAATTGAATGGGCAGGTAACCTGAACCACCATTGGTGATAGTCACGCCCGAAATTTGATTGTTGTCACCAATTGTGCAGGTTGCTGTGGCGCCAGAACCATCTCCTAGGATTTCGATCAAGGGAGGAGCAACATAACCCACACCTGCATTGGTGATACTGATTCCAGTGACCACACCATTGGAGACCTGCACATTGCCTTGGGCACCAAATCCAATTGAGTTGTTGAATGCCAGGCGCAAGATAGGATGAAATCCCACCACATTAAAGTAATCACTCACAGTCTCTGACAGATATTGTCTTGACTCTGTGACATTGTACCAGACCGATTCATAGTTCTGCGCTGCCTGCACTTTGACTGTGCCTGTATAGCCCACAAGATCATATTTCACTGTGGTCAGGCTTGCACCATTGGTGGGCATGTAACTTGAATAAAATTCGGTCATTTGAATAGCGTTTTGTGGCTGTGGCGTGAGTGCCCAGTCTGGCCATTGTGTTGGACCTACACCAAAGTAATTCTGCTTGCCGTACAGGTCAGGCACTGTGACTTCTCCTGCAGGTATGTGTTGGGGCAGTACCGAGTCCACAATGTTGCAGTCGGCTCGGGCCTGGCTGTTGGCATCTGTATATGCGGCCTGCACATAGTCGCCGGCAGTGCGTTGTATGCTGTAACTGGCCGGCTGTGCTTGGATGTTGATGGTGTCTTCATTGCTTAACACAACTTTGACTCTGCCCAGAGCAGAACTCAAAATATCCATGGGCTTGGTAATCAAGAGTTCATCTCCTGTTTGGTTCACCACACGAAAAACAAAACTTGAGCCTGCAATATTCACCGGCTTCTGGTCTTGATTGATAAATTCAAAGAGCAGAACATTGTCCACTCCCTTGTTGATTGTTAGTTGTTTTGCGTACACTGGGTCGTACCTCTTTGTAAAATAACCGCCACTGGTGTCTATCAAAAGTACACGGACGATTTGTTGGTATAAGTAAACGGTTGTAGAATACATAGGATCCTCGAAACAGTATTTATGGGTAATAATATTTTTGAAAAATTGACGGAAAAATATCCCTTTATCACTTTGTGCGTTTATGCCAATGCCGAATATGTGGGTGTGGTGCAAAACAGAGACGATATTGTGACCACTATCTACGACTTTGGTGCTGTGACTGATCAGCAGGCCAAAATAGTATTCTTGGAATTGGCATCAACTTGGTGGTGGGAAAGCAATAGATCCATTCCCATAAACATATTCCTGCGTCAAGACTGGGAACAGTTTCGTTATACCCTGCGCACGTTTGTCAACAAAGATTTGGAAATCTTGCACGGTCCTGCATGCAGTTTGCTGGACATAGTGCGCAAGAAGTCAAAGAGAAAATCAATTACTCTTGTGAGGCGGATGGACTAGTAAGATTCATATGTAGTGCCACCAGAGCCGCATAAGAAACTGCATGGCTTTTTTTGAATGTGTAGCCTTGTGAATCATCTCCATCCCATACACTCTCAAACACTTCCGACCAAGGGCGTGTTTGTAGATGTGCCTTGCCCGGGCGTATGATAGATATAAAAGCAGCCATCCTGGGTATTGAATCTGGACGCATACGGGCCAACAAGTCTGTATAGTTGCCCACGTGTACCAACTGACTGGCCCACTCACGGTCTGTCCATAATCGCTCCCAAGGTGGCGTGGCTTCAAGCATGGCTTCATAGTGCGCAGGATCCTTGATCAACTGATACACACTCATGTTTAGGAAGTCCAGTTTGAAATATCCACGAGATTCAGCAGTCTCGTGATCTAGTGCCGCACAGCCTGCAACCGGATCCCAAGGTATGTCTGTGACATAGATGCCCGAGTTGTGCTTTCGCCCATTGCTTTGTCGTGCAGGTGTGTGCTGAATCAATTTCAGTATATCTTCGCGGTTGGCAAAGTCTAAATCAATGTCTGCACTCATTGAGTATCCACCAATGCTGCCACAATTTTAACCTGTTCCTCAGCATGAGCCACCGCTTGTAGAGCATCTGCCACAGCGGTGTGTTTGGCCGCAAGTGCTTTGATACGATTTTCTTCATGTATTTTTTCTCTAGCCCAATTTAGTACAGCCTGCACATCGCCTGAGAGTTCAATAGTAGGATACATATTAGCCATCATTATCCAGGTGCTGCCATCATACACTTCTAAATTTTGACCACTGCCGTTGTAACGAAGTTGTCCCACCAAAGAGTTTCCATTGGAGGGTGAGTTGTAAAAACTAGGCCATGTGTTGTAGCCGTTGTTGACTGTGATTCCTGTTCCTGCATTTATAGTTTTGATCATGTTACCATCCTGCTTTGTTTAATATATCTTTCACATACTCTTGATCTGCTGGATAATTTGTGAATTTCTTTTGCCAGGCATCCGAGTCAATGTAGGGCCATACCATGGCCACCTGTTCTGAGGTGAGTTCACTCAAGAACTTTTGTCCTGATTCCGAATTGTAAATTACCCAAGGACTGATACGTCCTGCTGTGACCGCATAACATAAACTATTGGTATTGCCATAACGCATCCAGTCGTGTGGGGGATTACCTGTTTCTTCTGCCCATCTCATGCTGTGTTCTATTGCACGAGCCAGGGCATCATCCACTGCTTCCACACGCAGATATTCAATCAAGTACTCTGTGTACACATTGTCACTGCACCAGTGGTCAATCTTCTTTTGTGCTTTCAGCAACCAGGCCATAAATCTTGCCGGGGCAATCACATGGGTGTTTACACAATAGTTTCCAAATTTCACAAATGCTCGGTAGTAAGGGCTGTCACAAAAGTCATCGTGTGTTTTGTTTTTAGCCGAGCCTTGCATGGTTTCATAGAATCGGATGTAGGCCTGAAAGCCCATGCGTACACCTGCTTCATCTCTGGCCAGTCGTCTGCGCTTGGGCTCGCATGAATGCACCAACAGTGACGTTTCTTTGATAAACGTTTTCTTACAATACTCGCACGTGAATGTCATTTCTTGTCGTTGCCTGCGGCACGGTTGTATGCGTCTATTTCTTTTTGTGTTGTGATTTCACACATGACATCTATCTCGTCATCTTTGTAGGTGGGATACATGGCTATCAATGCCTTGCGTTTGGCACTCAACCCTGCTTCTTTTTTCTTTGGGGCGATCCAGGGATGTCTTGGTGTGCCCAAGCCTGGACTCACACTTGTGGCCATGAGCCACTGCAATCGAGGATGCTTGGCCACATCAAAAAAGTGTTTGTTCAATCGTTCATTGGTAGCAATCACATAAAACTCTTGCAGTTCCCTTGAGCCTTCAACTGAACTACCCCAGCGTATCATGAGATAGTTTGAAAATTTTTTCTTTTCTTCCGGAGTGAGATCGTCATAGAATGATCTGACCTTGCGGTCAAACATACGCATCTCATTGGCAATATTCAGTCGGTCACTCATCAGTTTTGGTCAGTCGATAGATCATTATAACACGATCCAAGGCATCTTGTAAAGCAGGATTGGAAG